AAATACGATTGCTGTTTTAGTACAATCGCAGTCGAAAAAAATTCAGTTATGGGAACTAACCAGCAATCCATGCTTAAAATCGGTATTGTAACTGGTATCATCTTAGGACGATTAATAGCTGATAATGTCGCCTTTATAAATGTATCAACATGGCGTAAGTATTGGAAGTTTAGCTACAAAGACCGAAGCAAGAAGTCCATGAAATTACAGTCAAAAACAAAAGTGGAGCAAGAATTTAATAAATCGGTCAAAGACGACGAAGCAGACGCTATTTTGATTGGCTCATACTATGTCAATCAAGGCTATCTTGATGGATTGGAGACACATGACTACTACTAAAAAACACGTTGTGAGAGTTTACAACAAAGGTATTACAGCGACTTACGCGATCTATGACAAAAAACTGTTTAAGGAGCACGAGTTCGCAACCAAAAACGAAGCGATGCGGTTTATTAGACAGCTAGAGTTAGCTAGCGGCAAGCGCGTAAACGAGTATTACATGAAGGGGTAAACGGATGACTGAAGAACAGATGATTGATTGCTTGCTTTATGAGTTAGTAAAAAAAGACAAAGCAATCAAAAAGAAAAGCATCATTATCGCTGCACTAACAGTTATGCTGATTGTCGTATCAGGGCTTTGCGTATCACTTAAAAGTCACTATGAAAAGCAAATATACGGACTACGTACACAGCTAAGCAGGACACAAAAGCAGCTTAAACGTGCGAGTGAGCAAAATCAGAGACAGATAAAGCGGATTGCGGAAATGACTAGGAATGGAGGATGAAATATGGATTGCATTGGAATTATAAAGATATTTAATATCCAAGATAAAATGATGTTTAGGGAAATTAAGCAGACACAATTCGAATACTACTATGCAGAAGAAGGTATTTACATTTTTAGAAAGATTGGAAGCAACATCTTGCATATTGTCAAAGGAAGTAATCCGTTTAAAGCGCTTTTTGGCCAGCAAAGAGGCACTACACATTGGATGACATTTGTTAAATTTGAGCTTACTGGAAATGGGGGATAGTGATGTGAAATGCGAATTGTATAATGATCATTTTGAGAACGCTAAACGTTACAACATACCAAGAGCGCAATTAATTATTGCAGATATACCTTACAATTTAGGGACCAATGCTTATGCAAGTGATCCACGCTGGTATGAAAAAGGCAGTAATAAAAACGGTGAATCAAAACTGGCTGGAAAATCATTTTTTGATACAGATAATGATTTCAAAATTAATAACTTCTTTGACTTCAGTGCACGGTTATTAAAAAAAGAGCCAAAAGAAAAAGGAAAAGCGCCAGCAATGATTGTTTTTCACGCTTGGCAGCAGCGAGAGCTGGTCATTGCATGCGGTAAAAAACACGGTTTCAATAATGCCTATCCACTATATTTTACAAAGAAATCAAGTCCTCAAGTACTAAAAGCTAATATGAAAATTGTTGGTGCTGTCGAGGAGGCAACGGTTTTATACAGAGATAAGTTACCAAAATTCAATAACAGTGGAGCTATGATCCTTAATCATGCACCGTGGGAAAAGGATAGCTCTTATCCAGTTATCCACCCAACACAGAAACCAATCCCAGTTTTAAAAAGATTAATTGAGATTTTCACAGATCCTGATGATGTGGTTATTGATCCTGTTGCTGGAAGCGGATCAACAATTCGTGCAGCAATCGAAATGAATAGAAATGCTTATGGATTTGAAATAAAAAAAGATTTTTATAAGAGAGCGAAGGAAGAAATGCTTAGTACGTTTCAAACCAGTCTTTTTTGAAAAAGGAATTCAAACTGATATTTATAATTTTTTAACCGAGGTACAAAATGAACACTAACGAAAAAGTAATCGATACTATATGTAACATCAGACACTACGGTGACAGATACGATATGTGCCAAGACATGCGGTCGTGGGTAGCTGAGAGAAATGGATTAATCCAGGACTTACTCAAAGCAAAAAAACAAATTGATCGCAATCGTATCGCTAAACGTCTGGATCGTGCGCAAAAAAACATCAGTGACATTATCACAAAAGTGACAGGCGACTTATGGCAAGGCAGTGATCAAGTCATTGCTGAGCAGTGTTTTTTAAAAGTATTAGAGGAGATGCAAAAATGAACATTGAAGAAGCGAAAAGAGCGATAAGAGAACTAGACGCAAGCGCTCAAGAGCCTAGTCTGACCGACATTGATGTCGGTCAGTTGAGCAATTAAATTCCCACGCAAGCGCTCAAGAGCCTGCAATGGCTCTGTGGGGGTGGACCGAAATTAAAAAATAGAAACGAGGACCTCCTTACACCAAAACAAATCTAACGCAGATTATCGGTCATTTGTTATTATTCAAGGCGCTAATACTGACATCGTACGCCTGTGTCGAAAAACAAAAAAAGAAAGAGAGGACTTTTCTCCACAAAAAAAGACGTCCATGCGAACGCCTTCATGATTAAATACCCAACAATATTATATCATGAATGGAGAGTTAGATGGGCAACATTCCGACACCAAAAGCTAATAATTTTTTGGAAGAATTAAAGACTATCCCACATCTCATAGAGACCCTTGAAAGAGACGCTAACCTAATGAGTCGGTCGCTCGTTAAGTCTCCTCAATGGTCTGATATGCGAGTGTCTGGTGGGGTTAAACAATCACAGGAAGACAAAAACATAAAGATGCTGCATATGGTTAGCTATTATAGTGATCAGATTGAGCGTTTAAAAGACCGTCGACAAGAAATGGCTAATTTGATTGTGCAAAGCATGGGCATTTGTGAGAGTCACGTTTTACTCACGACTTATCTTGACTGTGATGGAGACTATGAGAGAGCCAGAGAACGCTTAAACATAGGAAATCGTAATAAATACTTTATGTTTGTTAGGCGAGGAAAGGAAAGTCTGGAATTGATACTAAAAAATACTAATTAGATACAAATTGATACTACATAATACTAATAGCTGTGTTAATATTGTAGTATAGCAAAATAGCAAGAAGAGATAACCTTTTAACCAATTGGCTATTCATTTAGTCGCCAACTTTAACTACGATCAAACTTGTTATTTTATGGTATGTGGGACGTGCAGGTTCGAATCCTGCCGTCTCAATCACCCAGAGATTACACGCTGTGACATTGCGGAATGTAATCAAAGCAAAAAGAATCACGGAACTTTGCGATGTCCACCGTGAATTAACACCCTTATTTGACATTGGCGTTCCTTTGAGGAGAATACGCAATCTGGGTTCGGTGTTAATGATTAAGACTTAGCAACGCCTCTTAACATGCGTACCAGCGCTAAGTCGATTGATTAACCGCAAGTAAAACAAGGGTCGCAACCTTGCTTGTGGTTAGCTGATAGTTCGGTTGAGGATTCGGCCGAAGTGAGTTGTTGCACTGTGCACGGTGTGATAAGCTATCGTGGGCTTAAGTTTTGTGGCGAAACGACACCGTTAATAATATTTAGACTGTTTATTTGGACTTGCGTTCGCATTAGGAAATACTCACTAAATATTGAGTGCAGTGGCACGTTCGATTCGTGCAAGGTCTGTAGAAGAGCGTTTGTGAGAGGTCTTAGCTCTTCTAAACCTTTGGAACATGAACCGTGATTGGAAAACGGTAAGGGTAGCGCCTTGCTTCGGGACAATAGCTAAGTCCGAAAACTCTTTTCGAAGAGCCAGAAGAAGATGTGTCGGTTCGATTCCGACTGTTCCTGTTCGATAAATAGAAGTGTCCCAGAATGGGGTAGGCAATAGGCTTAGCATTCATTCGCTATTTATCTATAGTTAACCAATTAGTCATCACATTGTGGTGACTTTTTATTATGTAAAAAAAGGAATAAAACATGGGATTTGTGGACAAAAAATTAAGTGAAATAACACCTTATAAAAATAACCCTAGAAACAATGATGAGACTGTTGGACCAGTTGCTGAATCTATTAAAGAGTTTGGTTTTAAAGTGCCTATTGTCGTTGATAAAAACGGCGAAATCATAAACGGCCACACTCGTTATAAAGCAGCCCAAAAATTAGGGCTAGAAACAGTTCCTGTTATTGTCGCAGATGACTTATCTGAAGAGCAAATCAAAGCGTTCAGACTTGCTGACAATAAAGTTGGTGAGATTGCGGTTTGGGATTTAGATTTGTTAAATGAAGAATTAAATGACATTTTAGATCTTGATATGTCTGCTTTTGGATTTGAATTAGAAATAGATGACGAGAATCAAGAGAATTTAGATGCTGATTTTGAAGAAATAGAAGATGACTCTGTTTTAATAGTAGAAGCTGAAAGCGAAGAGGAATTGGAAAAGTTATATGACGAATTTGTAGAAAGAGGTTTCAAATGCCGAGTTTCAATATTGTAAAAAAGAACGACTTAAATAGTTCTTTTAAAGTTTCCAAAGTAATGGCTGACTTTGATGTCGGCGCAGAACACGTTAGAGAACATTTTATTGGAAAAATAGACTATCCCGATAAATGGCAGATAGGTTTAATTGTAGGCGGAAGTGGAACAGGAAAAAGCACTATCGCTAAAGAGTTGTATAACGAAGCGTTAGAAGATGACTTTGTTTATCCTGATAAACCTGTTATAGATTGCATACCATGTCACAATGTTGAAGAATTACAAAAAATGTTCTATGCGGTTGGGTTTGGGAGTGTTCCTTCTTGGCTCAAGCCTTATCATGTTTTATCAAATGGCGAAAAAATGCGTGTTGATTTAGCTAGGCGAATATTAACAAAAGAGTTTATCGTTTTTGATGAGTTTACTAGTGTTGTTGATAGACAAGTCGCTAAAATAATTTGTATAGCGTTAAAAAAAGCTTTAAAAAGATATCCTGACAAGAAATTTATCGCAGTTGGTTGTCATCATGATGTAATTGAGTTTTTACAACCAGATTGGTGTTTTAATACAGATGATATGCAACAGGTTTTTCGATTCCCCCACGAAGCAAACAAGAATTCACAGTCAGAAGATGCTCAATTGCCGAGTGGGGAAAATTTAGACGTTATCATTATCTAAATGGAGATATAGTTAGAGCCGCACGTTGTTTTGGGCTATATGATGATGATAAAATAATAGGATTTATTGGGGTAATACACTTTCCACATCCTAAAAATAAAAAAATCAAAAGAGTTACTAGGTTGGTTATTTTACCTGATTATCAAGGTGTAGGATTAGGTACTAGATTTTTAAAATCAGTAGCTGAAATATATTCTTGTCAAGGGTTTGACTTTCGGATTGTCACGAGCGCTAAAAATCTTATTAATGCGTTAAATAGAAATACTAATTGGAAATTGAAAAGTTACGATAAAGGAAATACTCCAACGGGAAATTCTTCGATTAAACAACTTGCAAAAACAACTAGAAAAAATGTTAAAATAGCTAGCTTTCTTTTTATAAGAAAAAATTAACTCCTCTCTTGAACCGTTCAAATCTGTTCCTTATAATAAAATAAAAAGGAATGAGAAATAATGAATAAAATAGAGGCTATAATTTCAATCAAACCTCAATTTGTAGATGAGATAATGAAAGGTAACAAGCGTTTTGAATTTAGAAAATCTTTTTTAAAAAGTATTCCTGATAGATGTTACATTTACTCTACAAAACCTGTAGGCAAGATAGTTGGTTTTTTTACCATTAAACAAGTTTTAAGAGATGAACCGGAAAAAATATGGCAAAAAACAAGTAAAAAGTCAGGGATTACAAAGGATTTTTTTGACGAATATTATTCAGGAAAAAATAAAGCGGTAGCAATAGAAATAGATAGGTTGTTTGCTTACAAAACACCTAAGAATTATCATGAAATAGATATAAAAGGGAAGCCACCGCAAACATATAAAACGATTTGAAGAAGCTGATTGCTTCTTTTTTTATTTTTAAAAGTAAGGAAGTGAGGCGATTGGCTAATGAAGAAAACTTAATACCAGGAAATAAACGAAGTAAGAGTGAACTTAGAGAAATCACTAGAAAAGGCGGTATAGCTTCCGGTAAAGCAAGAAGACGCAAAAAAGAATTAAAAACCATAATCGAACAAGCGCTCAACTCTGTTATCCCAAATGAAAAAGCACAAAAAAAGTTAGAAAGTCTAGGTTTTGATCCAACATTTCAGTCAGCTATCGCTTTGAAAGTGGTCGAACAAGCGATGAATGGGAATTTAAGAGCTGTTGAATTAATATCTAATATATCTTTTGCAGGAAAAGATAGCCTGGATAGAAAAGAACAAAGACAGCGAATTAAGGCCGCGGAGCTCACCACAGACGAGCAACGAACGCGCATCGAGCTGCTTAAAGTCAAACTTGACGCAGAGAAAGGCGCTAAGCCTGATACTAGCTTAATGAGAGCTTTGTTAGATGCTGTGGAAGGAGGTGATTAGCCTTGGAGATTATCTTTTCAAATAAACAAAAAGACGTCATTAGACGCCCTTTTAACTACGAATTAGAGGTCAACGAGGGCACTTGACCCCTCGTAGCGGAAAGACCACAGCTGGGCATTTTCGTTATGCTAGGTATCTGATTGAGTCAGAAGATGAAAATCACCTTGTGACTGCTTATAATCAAGAACAAGCTTATCGTTTGTTTATCGACGGCGATGGTACGGGTTTGATGCATATATTTGACGGTAACTGCGAAATAAAACACGACGAGCGTGGAGATCACTTGTTAATCACGACACCAAAAGGCAATAAGCGCGTTTATTATAAAGGCGGCGGTAAAGTTAACAGTGTTGGTGCTATTACAGGTATGTCTTTAGGATCAGTAGTATTCTGCGAGATTAACTTACTGCACATGGATTTTATCCAGGAGTGTTTTAGGCGTACTTGGGCGGCTAAGCTACGTTATCATCTAGCAGATTTAAATCCCCCAGCACCTCAACATCCAGTAATTAAAGATGTCTTTGATGTTCAGAACACGAGGTGGACTCATTGGACCATGGATGATAACCCAATACTAACCGCAGAGCGTAAACAAAACATTATCAACAGTCTTAAAAAAAATCCATATCTATACAAACGAGATGTACTTGGACAGCGGGTCATGCCTCAGGGAGTTATTTATGGCCTTTTTGACACGGAAAAAAATGTTTTGGATGCTTTGATTGGCGAACCAGTAGAGATGTATTTCTGTGCAGATGGAGGTCAATCAGATGCCACCTCTATGTCTTGTAATATCGTAACAAGAGTTAGAGATAACGGTAGGATAAGCTTCAGACTTAATCGTGTAGCTCACTACTACCACAGCGGAGCTGACACTGGCCAAGTAAAAGCTATGTCAACCTACGCTTTAGAGTTAAAAGTTTTTATAGACTGGTGCGTTAAAAAGTATCAGATGCGCTATACAGAGGTATTTGTGGATCCTGCCTGTAAATCTTTGAGAGAGGAGCTGCATAAGTTAGGAGTATTTACTCTGGGAGCTCCGAACAATTCTAAAGATGTATCTAGCAAAGCAAAAGGCATTGAGGTCGGTATCGAACGCGGCCAAAACATTATCTCAGATGGCGCTTTTTATCTCGTTAATCATAGTGAGGAAGAGTATGACCATTACCACTTTTTAAAAGAGATAGGGCTATATAGTCGTGATGACAATGGCAAACCTATTGATAAAGATAACCATGCCATGGACGAGTTTAGATACAGCGTCAACGTGTTTGTGCATCGGTATTACAACTAAAGGAGTTGCTTACATGGGAGTAATCCAAAAAATAAAAAATCTTGTTACAAGGAGTAAATACGTGATGACAACGCAGAGTCTTACAAATATAACCGATCATCCTAAAATAGCTATCAGTAAGCTAGAGTACGATCGTATAACAACCAATCTAAAGTATTATAAGAGCGATTGGGATAGTGTTTTATACTTAAACACGGACGGCGAGACTAAAAAAAGAGATCTTAACCATCTACCAATTGCACGGACAGCTGCTAAAAAGATTGCCAGTCTAGTCTTTAACGAGCAGGCAGAGATTAAGGTTGATGATGATGCGGCTAACGAATTTATTAGTGAGACACTAAAAAACGACAGGTTTAATAAAAACTTCGAGCGGTATCTGGAGAGTTGTTTAGCGTTAGGCGGATTAGCTATGAGGCCTTATGTGGATGGTGATAAAGTTAGGGTAGCATTTGTTCAAGCGCCTGTTTTTTTGCCACTGCAGAGTAATACGCAAGACGTTTCGAGTGCCGCCGTCGTCATTAAGTCCGTTAAGACAATCAACGGCAAAGAGGTCTACTATACCTTGATAGAGTTCCATGAGTGGCAGAGCTCTGATGATTATGTTATCTCAAATGAGTTATATCGCTCGGATGATAAAGCCAAAGTAGGTAGCCGAGTGCCGTTATCTGAGGTATACAAGGACTTAAAAGACGAGGCAAAAGTTACAGATGTGACTAGGCCTATCTTTACTTATCTCAAGACTCCTGGAATGAATAACAAGGATATTAATAGCCCACTTGGGCTATCTATCTTTGATAACGCCAAGACAACGATTGACTTTATCAATACGACCTATGACGAATTTATGTGGGAAGTTAAGATGGGTCAACGTCGAGTTGCTGTGCCAGAGAGTTTGACCGCTTTAACTGTTCGTACCGCTGATGGCGATGTTGTTCCAAGGCCTCGGTTCGAGTCTGATCAAAACGTTTATATCCGTATGGGCGGCAGGGATTTAGACTCAAGCGCAATACAGGACCTAACAACCCCTATTAGAGCTGATGACTATATCAAGGCTATCAACGAGGGCTTGTCGTTGTTTGAAATGCAAATAGGCGTATCCGCTGGGTTATTTAGTTTTGATGGCAAAAGCATGAAGACTGCAACAGAAATCGTCTCTGAAAACTCAGACACCTACCAAATGCGTAACAGTATTGTTACTTTAGTAGAGCAATCGCTAAAAGAGTTAGTTATCTCTATTTTTGAGATTGCTAAAGCTTATGATTTGTACCAAAGCGAAGTTCCAAGCATGGATAACATCAGCATAAGTCTTGATGACGGTGTTTTTACAGATCGAGACGCTGAGTTAGACTACTGGATAAAAGTTGTTAATGCTGGCTTTGGCACTCGTGAGATGGCCATCCAAAAAGTGCTAAACGTGACAGAGGAAAAAGCCCAAGAAATAGCTGCAGAAATTAATACTGGAATCGTTGACGAAATCAATCAACAGCGCACTGATACACATTTATACGGAGAGTGATTAGATGAAAAAGAAGCCTATTAAGTTAAATGACGAACAGCTTCTTTTGGAAGCTAGTCAGTTATCTGATATGTATCATCAGCTGACTCTTGATTTATTTGATCAAGTGATTGAGAGGATAAAAGCCAGAGGCTCAGCGAGCTTAGCCGATAACCCTTATCTTTGGCAAGCTAATAAGTTACATGACGTTGGACTGCTTAATGCAGATAACATCAAGCTTATTGCAAAGTATTCTGGCATTGCGGAAGCTCAACTTCGCTATATTATCAAGAATGAAGGATTTAAAATTTATAAAAACACGTCTGAGCAGCTAGAAGAGGCTCTAGGTAGAGAGTCTGGGGTAAACAGTACTATCCAAGACGACCTATCTAACTATGCTAGACAAGCTATTGATGATGTGCATAATTTGACTAACACCACCTTGCCATTTAGTGTTATAGGAGCTTATCAAGGGATAATCCAAGACGCTGTTGCTGGTGTGGTGACAGGCTTAAAAACGCCTGACCAAGCTATCAATCAAACTGTGATTAAATGGTTTAAAAAGGGGTTTTATGGTTTTACAGATAAAGCTGGGAGAAAGTGGAGAGCAGACTCTTATGCTCGTACCGTTATCAATACTACGACTTGGCGAGTCTTTAACGAAGTCAAAGAAGCCCCTGCTAGGGAGTTTGGCATTGATACCTTCTATTACTCAAAAAAAGCTACAGCTAGAGAGATGTGTGCACCTTTGCAACATCAAATTGTCACTACTGGCGAAGCGAGAGAAGAAGGAGGGTTAAAAATCTTAGCTTTATCTGATTACGGGCATGGTGAGCCTGATGGATGCTTGGGAATCAACTGCAAGCACACTAAAACGCCGTTTGTCGTCGGTGTGAATAGTAAGCCAGAATTGCCAGAGCATCTAAAAAATATCACTCCTGCACAAGCTAAAGCTAATGCGAATGCGCAAGCTAAGCAGAGGGCAATCGAGAGATCAATACGTAAGAGTAAAGAGCTACTGCACGTTGCGAAGCAATTGGGTGATAAAGAGTTGATTAGGCAATATCAATCGGATGTTAGAAGTAAACAAGATGCACTTAATCATCTTGTCAATAGTAATGACTTTTTGATAGAAAGTAAGTCTAGGTCTAAAATGTTTGTTACAGACCTGATGAAGCGTGAAATTGTGATGAAAAAAGGGTTAATCAATGATATAATAGGCTTACAGACAAGTGATGGAATCACTATAAAAGAAATTAGCGGACACCTCCTGGAAAGAATCTATGAGAGGGGTGTCTCTGAGAGTCACATCGCTACTGCATTAGCTAACCCTATTTACATTAGACCTGATGCAGTAGATGGCGGTAGGAAAGTTTCAAGGCGCTATGTAGGCACCCATGTTACCGTAAATATTAACCCACATACAGGCAAGATTATAACTACTTGGAAGACTGGTGAAAGGACAAGGAGGAAGTATGACAATCAGAGAAATGTTGATAAGTAATCAAATATTAAATAATGATGATATTGATTTTATGTTATCTGTCAATCAAGATGTCTCTCCTTTGTTTGAGCTTGAAGATAATGACGATAACTGGGATGTATTAGTGGACGAGTTGCAGCAAACCTCTAGTTACTTAACGGGAGATGGCGAAAGTGTCTCGGATAGAACTAAGAAGTTTGATGATCTAGTTGATAAAATATCAGCAATTTAATCTTATAAGCATTTAGCTAAAAACTAGGTGCTTTTCTTATGCTTAAAAACAGGAGGAAGACATGAATAAACGTATCAAAAAGAAACGTAAATTGGAAACAGCGGTTGTGTTATTGATTGCAGAAAACGCAAGACAAGCAGAAGCAATTAAAAATCAAAACAAACAAATCATGGAGCTAAAATCAATCGTTCAACGAAACGCTCTGGCAACAAACGAAGAGTTAGCGACTGTTAAAGCTGCTACTTTAGATAATCAATCAGTTATCAAGGCAATTGGTGACACGGTTGACTATATTAAGAAAAACTACAAACGGAAGTGGGGGAAATAAAGTTTAACCGTGTCGAATTCGACCCCTTTAGAAATCAAAGTCGTAGCAATACGGCTTTTTATTATGCCTTTATCCGCAGGCGTTAAAGAACGGAAATCAGCGACCTATCGCATTTATAGGAGGGAATGCACATGGAAAATGTGACAAACGAAAACGTCGACCAAGAGACTACTGACTTGGAAAATAATCAACAAGAAGATAAAGCATTTACACAAGATGATCTCAATCGAGTGGGAACTAAAGAGCATTCTAAAGGCTACAACAAAGCAGTCAAAGACTTAGGTTTTGATGATGTGGAGTCAGCCAAGGATGCACTAAAAGCCTTCAAAGAGTGGAAAGAGTCGCAAAAAAGCGAGTCAGAAAAACAGACAGAAATCTTGAATGCTAAAGACAAAGAGCTTGAGGAAGCTCGGGCAAACAATAAGGCTCTTAACGCAAAGCTAGCAGCAATGTCTTTAGGTGTGAACGCTGAATCTATTGATGATGTGATTGCACTATCTGAGCGTCTTGTCACTGACGAGACAAGCATAGAAGATGCAATCAAAACGGTTTTGGGTAAGTATCCTCACTTTGGCCAAACAAAGGATAAAGCTCCCAAAATCACAGTGGCAGGCAACCCGTCTGCTGATAACGGACAAGGTTCGGTGTCTAAGGAAGACTTTGCAAAGATGTCTTACCAAGAAAAACTGGACCTAAAACTAAAAAATAAGAATCTTTATGACCAATTGAAAGGAAATTAAAAAATGGCAGTAGGAACAACTAAAATGGCACAAATGCTAGACCCTGAGGTTCTAGCGGATATGATTGACGCAGAGGTAGGGAAAGCGATTCGCTTTGCTCCTCTTGCTGAAGTAGATACAACTTTAGAAGGACAACCAGGTACAACTTTAACAGTGCCTAAATGGGATTACATCGGTGACGCAGAAGATGTTGCCGAGGGTGAAGCTATCCCAATGACTCAACTTGGCTTCAAAAAGACTACTATGACCATTAAAAAAGCCGGAAAAGGTGTAGAAATCACTGACGAAGCTATCTTATCTGGGTATGGGGATCCTGTAGGTCAGGCAGCGAAGCAAATCGTTGAGGCTATTGACCACAAAGTCGATGCAGACGTGCTTGACGCGTTAAGTAAATCGACTCAAACTGTGGAAGCTACTGCTACGGTTGATGGTGTATCTAAAGCGCTAGATATTTTTAATGACGAAGATGACGCAGAGACAGTCATTGTCATGAATCCGGCGGATGCCTCTACCCTACGTTTAGATGCCGCGAAGGAGTGGTTAGGTGCTACCGAGGTTGGAGCAAATCGTGTTGTCTCTGGTGTTTATGGTGAAGTTTTAGGGGTACAAATTGTGCGTTCTCGCAAATGCCCTAAAGGAACTGCCTACATGGTTCGCAAAGGTGCACTACGTATCATGCTTAAACGTAACACAATGGTTGAAACAGACCGAGATATCACAAAAGCGATTAATCAAATCGTAGCTAATAAGCATTATGGTGTTTATCTTTATAAGGCAGAAAAAGCCGTCAAAATTACACTTAAAGATGCCGCAAAAAAGTAGCTAAGGCTAAGGCTGCCAAGAGAGAGGAAGATGACGCTCTCGAGTCTTAGCCGATGGAGGTGGTTATTATCGCTTTTTTAACGCAAAAAGAATTTGAAGATTTGGGTTTTGACGATGTAGAAGATTTTGAAAAAATGGAAAAACGTGCTAGCCACGCTGTCAATCTTTACTGTCGTAATCGCTATGATTACAAAGATTTAAAAAAAGAAATAGCCCTAGTGCAAAAGGCTGTAAAGCGGGCAATCGCTTATCAGATAGCATATTTAAATGACTCAGGAGTAATGACAGCAGAGGATAAACAATCCTTTGCTGGAATATCTCTAGGACGGACAAGTATTAGCTACACTGTCGGGCATGGCCAAGGCAGCCAACAAAAAACTCTGGCAGACAGGTTTAATCTCTGTCTAGATGCAGAGAATGAGTTACTAGTTGTTGGGTTGGGATATACGGGTATTAGCTATGATCGATAAAAGACTGCTTATTGACGAACTGCAGGTAAAACTTGTCAAAGATAAAGGTGATTATGGAGGGTTTGTCTATGACGAACCTTTTACACTCTCTCCAGTTAGATTTGACCGTAATCTTGCAACCGCAGGTAAAGATAATGCAAGGCAAGAGACTAAACCGTCGGTTATCTTTATTTATCCTAAATACTGTAAGACAGTAGCCGATAGGTCATGGGTTGATGCTGTTGTCATTGATGGTGATACTGAGTACACCGTTGATAAAGTGATACCAGTCTACCACCCACTAACAAACAAAATTTTTTGTTTTGAAGTGGAGGTTATCTAATGGCTAAGGTAGTGGTAGAGTTGGGAGGCATCAAGCGTAAAGTATCTCCGCAAGCATTAGCTAAAGGAAAGCTCATCATGAACAACCAAGTCATGATGTCCATGAACCCTTATGTTCCTTACAGAGACGGAGCTTTGAGAGGAAGCTCGAGAGCTAACAGTGTAGGTGTAACGTGGAGCGGACCACACGCCAGAGCCCAGTTTTATGGTGGTGCTTACAACAAGTACAAGTCCTTTAAATTTAAAAAGTACACAACACCAGGTACAGGCAAACGTTGGGATAAACGTGCGTTAGCTAATGCAACAATTGTCAAGGATTGGGAAAAATCCTTACTGAGAGGAATGGGATTTAAATGACAAATGACTTTGCAACTGTTTTGAGGCAATTTGTCGAAGGATTAGACTTAGGCATAAAGCCTAGACTTGACTATCTAACAAGACAAGAAGACCTAGCCATTTATCCAATGCCAGGAGGTAAGGTAAATAACGAGTACATGGACGGTACTCGTGAGATAAGCCTGCCTTTTGAGATTGCAATCAAAACTAAAAATCAGGAGTTAGCAAGCACTGTGATGTGGACTATTAACAGTGCTTTGTCTAACTTTGACTTAAAATTACCAAGTCTTAATCATTCGTACACATTTATTAGCCTTGATGTCGAAAAGCCGTTTTTAAATGACTTAAGCGATCAAGGTTTTTATATTTATGTGCTGGATATTACAGCACACTTAGAAATAGAAGGGAATAACTAATGAGACAAAAGAACGCCCTACGTGGGCATTTTATCGCACCTTATGTAAAAGGTGAGGAAAAGACAGAAGTTACAAAAGAGAAGCTTTTGGAATTGGCTAGATGGATTAAAGACATCTCAGACGATACCGACGAAAAGACAGAAGATGAGGCGTACTATGACGGAGATGGAACAGAAGAAACAACCGTTGTAGGAGTTAAGGGCGCGTACACTTTCGAAGGGACGTATGATCCAGAAGACAAAGCTCAAGCTCACATTGCAAGTCTTAAGTATAAGCTAGGAGATGAGCGAAAAGTTTGGCATTTGATTGTATCGGCTGATGGGAAAACCCAGTGGCTAGGGGTTGCAACAGTGACAGAAATTATTGCTGGTTCTGGTGCTGCCGCCGATTTTGAAGCCTTTGGTTGCAAGATTACTTATAACTCTCTGCCAAAGGAAAGCAAGGAAATTATACCTAAAAAAAATGAATTGAGCGTAGCGATGTGAGACAAGGGTGGGCTAAACCACCCTTTTAAGGAGGAATTATGTCTGGAATTGTAGTTGACCTAAAGCGCACAGGGTTTCCGGTCAAAATTGGGCAGGTAGAGCTTTGGTTTGATACAAGCCAAGAGCGATTGATTGAGTTTTTTGATATTGAGACAGAAGTAAATCGTCGCCTCAATGAATACGAAAAACAGGTTATCGAAGCCAACTTAGACAACGAAATTGAAGATAAAGGGGTTACGAAAGATGTTGCCCAAAGTGCTTTAGATTTGGAAGCTAAATACTTAGAAATCAATTATGATCTACTATTCGGAGAAGGTACATTTGCACAGCTCTACGCGGAGTATCCCGACAAAGAAGCACTCGAGAATACTCTGGAAATTGTTTGCAGGGAAATCGAGGTCAAACTCAAAGAGTTAGCTATCGAAAGAGAAAAAATCGTTAAGCAGAAAACGAAAAAGTACAAAAAGGAGTAGCCTATGAAACTAAACGATCCATTAGTAGAGTCGTTTGAGTTTAGAGGTGAAATCTATCCTATTGATTTGAGCTTTAACAAGGTTTTAGATGTCTTTGATGTTATTGATGATGATTTTTTAAACGAGGCGGAAAAGTGTTTTTTGTGCCTTGATATTTTGCTAGATAGGACAGATTTACCTTTTACTTACGCGGTGGATCTTTGGGTTTATATCAAAACCAATTTTATCGATGCAGAAAGGCCCGAGAAACCTCAGCTCGACATCAAAGGGAATCCAATGCCTGTAGTAAAAGAAAAAGAGGATAACAAAAAAGTCATTGATTTGAGTTTAGACGCTGAGTTTATCTATGCGAGCTTTAGGCAAGCCTACCAAATCAATCTTTTAAAAGAGCAAAACAGATTGTCTTGGATTGAATTCAAGGCTCTTTTAAATGCTCTTCCAGACGATACTGTCATGCAGCGTATCATAGCCATTAGACAGTGGGAAGATGATGGTGAAGGCAGTAAAAAATACAGAGATAACATGCGTAAGCTAAAGGCTAAGTACAGTTTAGATGAAAGAGAGGAGGAGGACGATGGCAGCTGATGGTAAGGTAACGATACTTGTTGACGTTGATGGTAAGCAGGTAAAGGTACTCAATAGTGAGTTAGATAAAGTTGCCAAGCACGGTGACAAAGGCAGCTCCTCTCTTAAAAAATTTGCGGTTGGTGCAGGAGTCTTTAAATTAGCTTCGGCTGCAGTTGATTTGGTTAGTCAATCTCTTGGCAAGGCTATCACAAGATTTGACACGCTTGAAAAATATCCAAGGGTCATGAAAGCTATGGGGCATAGCGCTGAGTATGTTGCTAGATCAACTGATAAGTTAGCGAACGGAATTGATGGACTACCAACAACTTTAGACGAGGTTGTCGGAACCGCTCAACGTTTGACCTCTATTACTAAGGATATCAATAAATCAACTAATCTCACACTAGCATTAAATAATGCCTTTTTAGCTTCAGGAGCTTCATCAGAGGCTGCAAGCCGAGGGCTGGAGCAGTATGCCCAAATGCTATCAGCTGGTAAGGTTGATATGCAAGCTTGGAAAACCCTCCAAGAAACAATGCCTTATGCCTTGCAACAAACTGCGGAAGCTTTTGGATTTGCAGGGGCATCAGCTCAAAAGGATTTTTATGAGGCATTAAAAAACGGGCAAATAACATTTGACCAATTTTCTAATAAGTTGATTGAGTTAAATGATGGTGTCGGCGGTTTTGCAGAACTAGCCAAAGAAAATAGTAAAGGGATTGAAACCTCTTTTAACAACATCAAGAACGCTATTGCAAAAGGTGTGGCCAACAGCATTAAGGCTTTGGATGATTTATCTAAGGCTGCAACAGGTAAGGGCATAGCTGATCATTTTGATAGTTTGAAAGTTGTTATCAATGCCTCTTTTAGCGCCATCAATGCAAGTATTAAAGCTAGTACATCGCTATTTAAACTTTTGTTTAGTGTTATTGGTGCTGGAATATCAGTCGTCAAAGCTCTGTCGCCTGCCTTAGTTGGTGTAGCATCTGGTCTAGCTGCCATGAGGGCAGTTAATGAGACTATAACAATGATTAAAGCGCTAAATAGAGCTTGGGTTATGGCATCTGCATCAATGAGTATTGGAGCAACAACCATTAAGACTGTGACTGCGGTACAAGCGGTAAGTACCACGATGACTAAAGCAGATATGGTTGCAAGACTATCTCAGTTAGGTGTCTTAAAAGCCAGTACCGTGATTTATGGTGTTATGACAGGCGCTATCAGTTTATCTACTGCTGCAACCATAGCCAGTACTGCTGCGGTAACTGCGTTAAAAGCAGCACTTGTAGCCTTAACAGGTCCCGTTGGTTGGGTAGTTGGAGCTATCGGTGCTTTAGTTGCTGTCGGAGTAAGCTTATGGTCATGGCTAACTAAAGAGTCAGACGAGACCAAAAAGCTGAAAAAAGAGCAGGAGGGGCTAGTCGAAAGCAACAAACAGCTAAGAGATTCTGTCCGTGAGGGCGTGCAAGAGCGTAAGAAGGGCCTTGAGTCCGTCAAAGAGAGCACTGCAGCTCATCAAAAATTAGCTGACGAAATCATTAAGTTAGCCGCCAAAGAAAACAAAACTGCAGGCGAAAAACAAAACTTAAAAAATAAGATTGATCAGCTTAATGGGTCTATTGATGGCTTAAACTTGGCCTATGACAAAAACTCCAATTCTCTTTCTCACAATGCAGATCAAATTAAGTCACGCATTAGTGCCATGGAAGCAGAAAGCACATGGCAAACAGCACAACAAAACCTGTTAAATATTGAACAGAAACGTAGTGAGGTTAGTAAAAAGCTAGCTGAAAATGCCGAGCTACGTAAAAAGTGGAATGAAGAAGCTAACGTCTCCGACTCTGTCCGAAAAGAAAAGATTGCCGAACTCACAGAAGAAGAGGGTAAGCTTAAAAATATGCAGACTCAATTGCAGGAGGAGTATAACAAGACATCAGCTACTCAACAAGCTGCTGCAGACGCTATGGCTGCCGCTGAAGAATCAGGATCAGCAAGACAGGTTATAGCGTACGAAAATATGTCAGAAGCTCAACGAACTGCCATAGACAATATGCGCACTAAGTACTCTGAACTTTTAGAGACAACGACATCTATTTTTGATGCTATCGAACAAAAGACTGCTCTGTCAGTGGAGCAAATGAATGCCAACCTTGAAAAAAATAGAGCTGCTACTGAACAATGGGCTACGAATTTGGAAATTTTAGCTCAGCGTGGTGTAGACCAAGGCATCTTGGAACAGCTTAGGCGGATGGGACCTGAGGGGGCAACACAGACACAGGTTTTTGTGGATGCCACAGATGCCGAGCTAGCACCCTTGCAGGAAAACTTTAGAGCAGCCACAGAAACTGCTAAAAATGCAATGGGGAGCGTTTTAGACTCAGCAGGTGTGGAAATGCCAGAAAAAGTTAAAGGGATGGTCACTAATGTTTCTACGGGATTACAGGCGGAACTGCAAGCTGCTAACTTTGCTCAACTTGGCCAAGAAATCCCTAATGGAGTTTCTCAAGGTATAAGTCAAGGGGCAGGTAAAGCAAGTGACGCAAGTGTCAAAATGGGTCAAGAAGTTAAACGCTCTTTTCAAGGAGAGTTGGGTATCCACTCGCCATCGCGAGTATTTACTGAGTACGGTGGCCATATTACTGATGGCTTGAGTAATGGTGTGACAAATGGAACGTCAAAAGTTATGCAAACCATGCAGAGCTTGGCTCAACAGATGTCTCAAAAAGGACAGCAGATTGTTAATGACATGCGTAGCAAGTCGAACCAAATCACAGATGCTTTTAGCACGATGAGTGGTCCAATGCACTCTCATGGTGTTAATGCCATGCAAGGTTTGGCCAATGGTATTTATGCAGGGTCGGGGGCAGCTTTAGCGGCAGCTCAAAGCATTGCGGCACGTATCACCGCAACAATTCAAAGTGCCTTAGATATCCACTCGCCATCTCGTGTTATGAGGGATGAGGTTGGACGTTTTATCCCTCAGGGTATCGCTGTAGGTATTGATGCGGATAGAAAAGTCATTGACTCATCTATGCAAAAGCTAAAAGAGTCAATGACGATTAATGCGACCCCAGAAATAGCCTCTGGATTTGGCGGAGGAGTTGCGGGGATTGCTAATCAGACCACAAATAACTCAAATAACAGTTTTACCCTTAATGTCAAGGTTGATGAATCCGACGGTAATAGCCGCGAGAAATATCAACGCTTATTCAGAGAATTTAGCTGGTATATTCAACAACAACAAGGAAGGTTAGGTGATGTTAAATGACAGCTTTTATCAAGTTTGATGGTAAAAAATCTTCAGATTTTGATTTGAGAATTATTAATGACGTTGAGCATGACTCGTCCTTTTACGATGTTGATCAAGTTAAGGTACCTGGTCGTGATGGTGTGGTTTTAAAGGACAATAAAAGGCTTGAGGCTATTGAACGGTCTTACCCTTTACGTCTATATAGCAAAAGACGACTCACCGAAGTAGAAACTGACATAAGCAATTGGCTGAATGTAAAAGGTTGGAAAGACTTAGAGTTGTCATGGGAGCCTGATTATATCTATAAAGCAACACATATCACCCCTTTTAGCATAAAGGAGGTTTTAAGGAATTTCGGCAGACTGAAAATCAACTTCTTAATCCACCCTATCAAATATTTAAAAACAGGTAAGCAAGAGGTGCCTCTCGTTAATGGCGGTACTCTACAAAATCCCGGCAATGTTCAAGCTAAACCTATCCTAAAAATCAAAGGCACAGGCAATGGTATTTTAACCATTAATGACTTTGAGACAGGACTTGAAAATGTGCAGAGCGAGCTTGTTATAGATATGGAAAGGCACCTAGTCTATAAAGATGTCCTATCTGCTTGGGGTAATATCGTAAGAACAGAACGCCACCGCATGCCGTTATTTGACGTTGGACAAAATAAAATCTCGTGGACTGGTAGCTTTACAATTACCGCAGTGCCAAACTGGGGGGTTAAAGTATGATACCAGTTTTGTATGAGGCTAAGGAAACCAAGTTTAGGACTTTTGGTCTCGGTGAGATTGCGGATGCTTATGAGGTTAAAGCCACTCGTGAGCGCAATGGTAATTACTCACTGTACATCAAATATCCGCTAGATGGTGTCTTTGCCTCAGTTTTTAAAGAGGAAATGAAGATTAAGTCTGACGCTGGTCGTAGAACCAAATGGCAGACTTTTGAGATTAATCGGGTACTACGAAATAGTAAAGACCACATCGAGATTTTTGCGCGTCATATCTCTATGCGCACACAGGATATTGCTTTAAAACCGTTTGTAAACGGTGCGAGCGTAGGAGCCGAATCAGCTTTAGAAATCTGGAAGAAAAACCTTGTCGGTGATGATAAGTTTGACGTTAAAAGCGACATCTTAACGCTCGGGAGCTTTAGCTGGGAAGCTGATAAAATCGGCAATGCCCGTGGCGCTCTCGGAGGTGTCGCTGGCTCTATCCTAGATGTTTACGGTGGTGAGTACGAGTTTGACAATCGCACGATCATCTTACACAAACAAATGGGTCGTAAAGCTCCTACTGTGTTGGAGTATGGTCGCAATATTGTCAGCGTAGAGGAGGAGCGATTGCTAGATGGCAATTACACCTCTATCTATCCTTACGTAAGATATACGCCACAACCAAAACCGCAAGAGGAAGCCTCTGGTAAGCCTCACGTAGGCGAGCATGAGCAACCCGAAGAACAGCTAGTGACATTGCCTGAATTTATCCTAGATGGTCAGTATCTTGAGTTATATGCCCAACGCAGAATCCAAATGGTTGATTTATCAAGTCATTTTAACGATGACAAAAATAAAAAAGAGCCAACAGTCGAAGAAATTAGAAAGTTGGCTCAGAAATACCTTAAGGATAATAACGTAGGCGCCCCTAAAGTCAGCATTGAGGTTGATTATATCGACTTGTCACAAACGCTTGACTATCAAGATTTTAGGGTCATGGAGGAGGTTGAGCTTTGCGACATTGTGCCGCTTTATTATCCAAAGTTTGGCATCACGACTGAGTCTGAAAAAGTAGTTGAGATTGTCTATGACGTCTATACAGATAGCAATCACACAATCAAATTAGGTACGATTGGTCAATCAATCTCTAAAAGTTTGACTGGTGGTGTTTCTGAACGTATTAATGCGTTGGAAAATAATCAAAAGGTAATTACTAACAACCAAAAACAATTTGAACTCAATCTGCCTAAATACCTCAATGACATCAATGGTAAACGCGTTTGGTACGAAAAACCAGATGACAATATTGAGCATAAGATAGGCGACTACTGGTTTGAGAAAAATGGGAAGTATCAGCGCACATGGATTTGGGATGGCAATCAATGGGTCAAAGTACTAGATACAGAGGATTTAAACCCTAACCAACGGGCCTTTGACGAGGCAATGGCTGAAATCGAAAAAGCCAAAAAAGCGCAGGAAGAAATTAACCAGCGTACTGACAAAGAGCTAGAGGAATTCCGAGCCACCCTCAAAAACCTAGCGTTACCAGAGGAAGCGATTAAAAAAATCACAGAGGCTATCAAAGTTGATGACATCCCGTCTATTAAACAAAGCTTTGATGACCTCAAAAACAAAGTCAGTGAAACGAGCGAGACATCCCGTCTAAACGCCGAAATCATAGGCACAGACGGTAAGACCCGCTACAACAAAAATTTGCTGGTCGGCAACCCTAATCGTGTTAAAAAAATTGATGAGGATTTTATTGAGGTAGAAGCCAATGATGGTGGTTTCAAGCGTGGCGAGACCTATACGATTAGCTTTAGCCAGACATGTGAGCCACTAAATAAAGTGGCAATTACGCTGATACAGGCTAATAATAAAGGTCTCAAGCTGGTGCTGACACCGACAAAGGCTAAGATGGAGCCACAGACGTTTGAGGTCACTAAGGATAAACAGTCTATAGAGGTCTATCCTTTGAGCTATAAAGGTGTTTTAACAGGTGATTGGTATAAATCTAAGCAAATAGATTTAACCGCGTCAGAGGGGCAAATTTTAGCTCTGGATATGGCTTATAAAGCTGTGGTTGATGCTAAAGGTGCAACAATCACAGCTAAACAATCAAGCAATCCAAAAATTATTTTAGACGGAAGGAGGGACAGATGACGCTAGAAGAAAGAATACCAATTAAAGTCTTATTTGACCGCAAGGATGCCGCCGAATGGCAAAAATTAAATCCTGTTGTTGATGATGGTGAACTAGTTGTTGAGCTAGACACTCACAGGCTAAAGGTCGGAGATGGCAAATTGAATTACAACGACTTGCCTTACTACGAAGGTCCTCAAGGAGAATCTATCACTAAAGTACAGCTATCCGAAAATGGTGACTTGTCTGTGTGGATTGGCGACAAAGAGACTAAGCTTGGCAACATCAAAGGTCAAAAAGGTGATAAAGGGACAAGTATTGCCGACATCACTAAAGTGGGTGAGACGCTTACTATCACACTATCAGATGACACTCAAAAAACCTTTAGTATCCCTAATGGCCAAAAAGGGGATAGAGGAAAAGGAGTAGAGAGTGCTCGAGTTGATGAAGAGGGGAACCTTTTTGTCAAGTTTGAAGAAGAATCTGAAAAGTTAGTAGGCAACATCAAAGGTCAAAAAGGTGATAAGGGTGATTCCTTAAAGTTTGAAGACCTTACTTCTGACCAAATCGCCCAAATTAAAGCTAAGGACGTAGACCTATCTGCCTACGCTACAAAGGCAGAACTTAAAGAGATTGATGTGAGTAAGCAGCTTGCAGACTATCTGTCTAAAGCAGAGGCAAACAGCACTTATGCTAAAGCAAGTCACAAGCACTCGCTAAGTGATATTACTGATCTAAACCTAGACCGGTATGCGACTAAAATAGAGCTACAAAACAAAGCAAGTACATATCACCGGCACAGAACATCTGATATTGATGGTATAGATGAATACCTTAAACAAACTGATCTGCCACAAGACATTGTTAAGCAATCAGATATTAGGGACGTTGTCCGAAATGCGCAGCTAAGCGGCTATGTTAGATTAGCTGATATCCAGTATCAGTTAAACAACATCGGAAAGCTAAAAGATGTGGCAACAGGTCAGTACCTATCTGTCCGTGTGGTTGATAAAGGTAAAGTGCCATATAACACAAGCGGATTAATTGTTTTTGAACGCTCTGGAGGTAAGTAATGGCAGTGCAAGAGATACCAGACACGTATTTTTACCGCTTAGACAGTCAAAGCATTGATGGTACTTTATTACAAAAAGCCAGTTTGGTTGTCGACCAATTTTATATTAAGATAGATGATTACTATAGCTTTTACACAGATCAAGACGTTGATGTATATAAAATTATATCTAGCACACAGGCTGATGTGTATAAAGCTAATAAGTATAACTATCAGTCATTATCAAAACCAGATACTAGCGTCCAAAAGCCTTCTGCCGCGATGGGTTTGTACCAATCGATTACTATTGATGGACTGCCAATAGCTCGCGTTATTTGTAATAATCAGGTCATTTGGTCTCAATCAGCAGAGCCTCAGGAAGTTTACAACATTACAGCGTATGTAGACGCTAACGTATCTAAATTAAATGATTATGCTGTCATTGATTACAATCAGGATTTTGCGACTTATGGGGTTGTTTGGCATCGAGTTGATAAAGTCGCTGTTGAGGTTGACGGCAAAATCGTTGCTAAGCTACAAAAACCAGTTCGGACAGTTGCCGGCGGAGGCGCAATGCTGTCTATCGAGACGTGGACTTATCCGTTTGATGGGATAGACAAGTATAAAAACCCAACATTTAAAATTTCGCAACATTAGGAGGTAACAATTGAGTAGAGATCCAACACTTTTAATAGACGAGTCAAATTTAACGATTGGCTCTGACGGACGTGCTTATTATACATTTAAAGCTGATGGTGACACAAAAAGCGTTAAATTAGCTAATAACAAATGTATCGGTACGACTCGCTTTAACCAGCTCATGATTGAGCGAGGGGGTAAGCCAACTAACTACGTGGCGCCAGTGGTTGTTGAGGGCAGCGGTGAGTCAACCGGACTTTTTAAAAACTTGGAAGGAGCGCTCAGTCAGTTAAAAGAGCTTAATTTAGAGCTGACAGATACCGTTAATTCTCAGCTTTGGGCAAAAATCAAACTCACAACAAACGGCATGTTGCGTGAGTATCATCGTGATAACATCACAACAGAGATTGTCGAAAGTGCAAATGGTATAGCAACACGGATTAGTGAGGATACTGATAAAAAACTTGCGCTTATTAATGAGACAGTCTCAGGTATTAGACGTGACTATCAAGACGCTGATAGACAGCTATCATCAACTTATCAAGCTGGCATTAACGGCCTAAAGGCCACAATGGCCAATGATAAAAACGACCTAAAAGCTGTGATACAAGCAACCGCTCAAGGTTTGTCGCAAAAGTATGATGATGAGATACAGCAGTTATCTGCTAAGATAACCACGACATCTAGCGGCACCACAGAGGCCTACGAGAGTAAGCTTGCGGACTTACGAGCTGAGTTTACTCGTAGCCATCAAGGCATGCGGACAGTGCTAGAGTCTCAAATCAGCGGACTAAGAGCTGTACAGCAGTCAACAGCTAGCCAAATCTCACAAGAGATTAGAGACAGGACAGGTGCTGTCAGTCGTGTGCAGCAAGACCTAGAGAGTTATCAGCGTCGTTTGCAGGATGCGGAAGATAATTACAGTAGCTTAACCCATACAGTTAGAGGTTTGCAGAGTGATGTGGGGTCCCCGACTGGTAAAATCCAATCACGCCTTACTCAACTAGCAGGACAAATTGAGCAGCGGGTTACTAGAGATGGTGTCATGAGTATTATTAGTGGCGCTGGAGACAGCATTAAATTAGCTATCCAAAAGGCTGGCGGCATTAATGCCAAAATGTCTGGTAATGAGATTATCTCAGCAATTAACCTCAACTCCTACGGAGTAACAATCGCAGGTAAACACATCGCTCTCGATGGCAATACGACTGTCAACGGTACCTTTACCACAAAGATAGCAGAGGCTATCAAGATTAGGGCTGATCAGATTATTGCAGGCACGATTGACGCTGCTAGGATTAGAGTGATTAACCTTAACGCAAGTAGTATCGTTGGTTTAGACGCTAACTTTATCAAAGCTAAAATTGGCTATGCTATCACTGATTTGCTTGAGGGTAAAGTTATTAAGGCTCGTAATGGTGCGATGACAATAGACTTGCAAAGCGGTCAAATCAACCATTACACAAATGAGTCAGCCATGAGACGTATCGATAGCAGTACAGCTAGTCAGTTTATAAAGATGACAAAGTCAGGCTTTATATCTGAGATAGGTAACATGCAAGCTGCAATGACGGTTATAGGCTCTAATAGCGATGGGTCAGAAAACCATGAAAATAAAACCTTCGGAGGCATAAGAATTTGGAACGGGAAGTCATCTTATCAATCGACAAGTTTTGTTGAATTAGTTGGTAACCGTGTAGCAATCTATGGAAATAAAAATCGTAGTCCATGGCTCTTTGACTCAACAACGTCAGGATATGCTTACCTTATCCCTCAAAATGACAGAGGTATAAAGCATGTCATAGGGAGAGCTGATCGTAAGATAGACCAAATCCACGTTGGAGATATCTATGTGCAAGGCGAACGTGTAGCCATGATGTTAAAAGATTTAGCACTTAAAATTGGCTATATAGGTACAGGTGGTTGGGCTAACCGCATAGGATAAATTAGGAGAAACAATGCAAGAAAAATTATTAGGTAAAATTATTAACGATTTAGCACTTAAAGTTGCTAATTTAACGCTAGAAAATGCTCAATTAAAAGCACAGCATGAAATCGAATTGGAAGAACTAAACGCACAATTGGATGAAGCAACAGCACCGAAGGAAGAAGGTAAATAAACATGAGAAATTGGAAAGTAACAGGAAAATATCCACAACTTGATGGCACAGGAGCAGTCGCAAGCACACATATTATTATCGCTGCTGAGGATGGAGCTGTTATCCCGCAACTTATTAAGCAAGACTTAACCTCAACTAATGACACAGAGATTATCAAAGCCGCTTTGGAAGAATTTAAAAAATCTGAATACGTTGAAATTGCAATGGGCGAAGCCGTGCAAAAAGTAGACGACCTTGAAAAAATCTCACAGGAAACCGCTAAGACCGCTAAAACAGCCCAAACAGCCGCAGGATTAGCTAAGGTGTCCGCAGAGCGTACACAGCGAATGATTAACTTGCAAACCATCCACGTATTGACAAGTGGTGGGAACGTTGAACCCGATATCTACAAAGGTATGTTAGAGCTTATTGAGCCTGCTAAACAAGGCGAGTATCAGGCTTATGACGTGTTTACTGTTGTAGATGAGTCGCACGAAGATCAAGCGGTAGAAGGGAACCTTGTCTTTGTACATGTCAACGAGCCGTTTACTTATGAGGCGCAAACTCTTAAAGATTTGGAATCAGAGGATAAAGTCACAGTTATTAAATATGCGGATTTGGTTAAACAAGATTAGAGGTGGTTAGATGATAGATTTTGTACAAATTGGTGCTTTTTGTGGCGCTGCTTTGTCTATCTTGGGTGTTTGGGGATTTATCGTCAATCCCTTTAAAAAAGCCATGGAAGCTAATGAGTTTGCCATGGCTCAACTCAAGGACTCAATTAAGGAGTTAGCTTATGAGCTTAAAAATCTTGATCGTGAACGTGAGATTACCAAAAAAATTATCGACAGACACGAGGAGCGTTTAGGTCGCGTAGAAGACGAAGTTATTATCAACAAGGAGCGTATTATTACGCTATTTAAAAAAGGAGAAGAAAAATGAATAACTGGTTTAAAAAAGTAGCAATTAAAACAATTAAAACAATGGCACAAACGGCCGTTGGTCTAATCGGGTCAAGCGTGTTAATCACGGATATTAATTGGCCAACAATGTTGTCAGCAGTGCTGTTGTCAGGACTAACATGTATCCTGATGAATGTGTCACAAATCAAGGAAGAGGAATAGGTCATGCGAGCAATCACACGATTAGCATTAGTTATAGCAATAGCAATACTGTATGTGCCATTATCTGTTGTTGCTCTGATCTTTTATCCATTTTTAGATAAGGAGGACAGATGACCTTTTTAGATAACATTAAGCAAGGCTGTTTAGATGGCTGGACTAAGTACAAAATCTTGCCATCCTTGACCGCAGCACAAGCTATCTTAGAGAGCGGGTGGGGCAAACATGCCCCACACAACGCTCTGTTTGGTATTAAGGCAGATAGCTCTTGGACTGGTAAATCATTTGATACCAAAACCCAAGAGGAATATCAAGCAGGTGTTGTCACGGATATTGTGGACCGATTTAGGGCGTATGATAGTTGGACTGACAGCATTATTGATCACGGTAAATTTTTAAACGATAATCCACGGTATAAGGCAGTCGTTGGTGAGACTGACTATAAAAAGGCCTGTCATGCCATTAAAGCCGCAGGATATGCCACAGCAAGTGGTTATGCGGAGTTGCTTATCCAACTAATCGAGGAAAATGACCTTCAGGAATGGGATGAAGAGGCTATTGTCAGAAAGGAGGAGAAAATGATTAGTTCTCAATGTCGAGAAGTTATCGAATTTTTTATTAATTTGGCCAATGCTGGTATGGGTGTTGACAAAGATAGTTTTGCGGGCTGGCAATGTGCAGATGTGCCTTGTTATGCAGCAAAGCACTGGTTTGGTGTTGATCTTTGGGGAAATGCGATTGACTTACTAGATAGCGCTGCTGCCGTAGGTTGGGAAGTCCACCGCATGCCGACAGATGCAAATCCACTGACGGGAGCATTTTTTGTCCAATCAGTGCCGTATCACCAATTTGGACATACGGGAATTGTTATCGAGGATAGTGACGGTTACACCATGCGCACTGTCGAGCAAAACATTGATGGCAATCCTGATGCTTTGTATGTCGGTGCACCAGCTCGTTTTAACACTCGTGACTTTACTGGCGTGATAGGTTGGTTTTACCCACCATATCAAGGGGATACAGTCACGCAACCAGTCAGCACCGAGCCACAAAACTCTGACACAATCGTAGAGACACCAAAAACAGGCACCTTTACCCTTGATGTTGCAGAGATCAATATTAGGCGTTGGCCAAGCCTAGCCAGTGAAGTAGTAGGTAGCTATAAGCAAGGCGATACCGTTAGCTTTGATAGTGAGGGCTACGCTAATGGCTATTACTGGATTAGCTATGTTGGAGGTTCAGGTATGCGTGACTACCTAGCTATTGGGCAGACTGATAAGGATGGCAACCGCATCAGTATTTGGGGTAAATTAAATTAGGAGTTATTATTTTATTATTAATAATAAAATAATACTGTTTTTCTTGACTTAGCAAATCAAAACAGGTAATATAAAGATAACAAATAACTGTGCCTCTGTTGTTTATGCTCTTGTTGTTTGTATTGCTGTACACCTAGCACCGTAGGTGACGAACAAAAAATGTAAGAGGAAACTCCAACCTCAGAAAAAGCACAGTTTGCCGGCTGTGCTTTTATTTTTGGACATAAAAAAGAGCAGGTTTGCCGACCCACTCTTAAACAAAAAATGTAATGTACGTACTATTTTTTGTGTAAATAGTCACGCACGACATCAGCTAAGCAATTTGCAGTGAGGGTAACCACAAAATTACTAACTAATGTGAGGAGGAAAATTTCCATACTCCAACCTCCTTTTTAAAGATTTGCTATTTGACTAGTTAGCTCTAGCCCATCTAAGCTACTAGAGCTTATTTGTTGATACAATTATATATTATTTTATTTCACAAATAAAGTTTTTGGGCGAAAAAATCACTATATCTTGTGTCCTCAAACAAAATTATATACAATTTGTTGTATTTTGAATAAAAACCAACCGCTCAGATAATTTCTGGGCGGTTGTTTTTTATAGTGCAGTCAATTTATGTTAAGCGGCTTCTTCAAACTCTTCGGTTTCTACGTTACTATCTTCTTCGTTTTGAGTTGAATCTAGCATCATTCCTGTTTGGTAATCCAATTCAGCTAAAGGAGATACGTTGTCTAGTGTAACTGATGTTACGCCGTAGTTATCTACACTTTCTTTTTCACCACCTAACTTAATTTGAAGTAGATTTCCATCTTCATCAATTCCAACATATTGTAGAATTACTTGGCGAGGGACTAACTCATTTTCATGATAAATGGGAGTAACTTTATAGTCTAGCCAGAAGTTAGGATGTAAAGCTAACCAACTGTCTAATCTGTTTTCGTAATAGAGCATTCCTAAAGGATTTCTGTCACTAAAACCGGTATTAAGGTATTTTGTCATTGTAACTAGATTTTTAGGTTCGTCATTTAAACCACTAAATTGGTAGCCAACCAGATGGCCGCGATCCATTAACCAAGTTGTTTTTCCATTAGCATCAGTCAGCTTGTAGTTATGCCAGCCTGGAGGATTGAATTTAAGTCCTTTTCGCTGAATTTTAGGCTCATCCTGATCTTTAAGCTGTATGTGTGCGAAGGTTGGTCTTCGCAGATTATCAAGGTCACCCAAAACTAATTTGTAGCTACCAGTAAATGGCAAGATTCCAGGTGCTTCAGTCGCCTTCGTTCCTGACAAAATCTCCGTGGTAGTAGGGAAATTTCTAATTTTTTTGGCTGCCGTGGCAGTACTTGTTGTGAAAGTGGTTATTATAGCTATTAAAATGACAGCTAAACCTTGCCAAATACGACGATTTGCTTTAGACATATCCATGTCCTCCTTTTATTATTTACAGGTTAAGTATACCACTTTAAATTAAAAAAACTTAAAATTAATAAAATTAATTTGTTGCCAATATTGTACTAAAATTTCTTTTTATTTAATATTCGTTAATAAGAAGTGGTTTTATTTGTAATAAAGTAGATGTTATTAAATTTTAAATAAGTTTTAAATCTAACTATATTATTTCCTGTAAAATACGAATAATAAGATAAGGAGGTAATCTATGCTAACATACGACGAATTTAAGCAAGCAATCGACCATGGGTATATCACAGGAGACACAGTAGCGATTGTGCGCAAAAACGGACAGATCTTTGATTATGTGTTGCCTGGTGAGCCTGTGAAACCGTGGGAAATTTTGACTGAAGTAATAGTAGAAGCAGTGCTGAGGGAATTAGACAAATAAAAAAGACTTTTCCAAGTCCCGAAATCAGATGCTCCCCAGCGCAAAATTACTACGTTATTTACTACGTTGTTTTTAAAATCAGTGTAATTGACCAGATAATGTAAGGTTGTAAAATGTTGATTTATCAAGTGATTAGGCAATGATAGCAAATGATACCATATTAATGTTCTTTTCTGTTATAATAGAAGAAAGACTAATATGAGAGGGCCATGCAAGGCCCTTTATAAAGATAAGGAGACACCGTGTGTACTCATTGTTAATTGTAGAAGACGAATACCTTGTGCGCCAAGGTATTCGTTCTTTGGTTGATTTTAGCCAGTTCAAGATTGATCGGGTCAACGAAGCAGAAAATGGCCAGTTGGCTTGGGACTTGTTTCAGAAAGAGCCTTATGATATTGTTTTGACGGATATCAATATGCCCAAATTAAATGGGATTCAACTAGCAGAACTCATTAAACAGGAATCCCCCCAAACTCATCTGGTATTTTTGACGGGCTACGATGATTTTAACTATGCCTTATCTGCTTTGAAATTAGGGGCAGATGATTACTTGCTCAAACCCTTTTCCAAGGCAGATGTAGAAGACATGTTAGGAAAGCTCCGGAAAAAATTAGAACTTTCCAAGAAAACAGAAACCATTCAGGAATTGGTTGAGCAGCCTCAAAAAGAAGTATCAGCAATAGCAATGGCTATTCATGAGCGGTTGGCAGATTCTGATTTGACCCTAAAAAGCTTGGCTCAGCAGCTTGGTTTTAGCCCTAATTACCTTAGCGTCTTGATTAAAAAAGATTTAGGGATGCCCTTTCAAGATTATCTGGTACAAGAACGGTTGAAAAAAGCCAAGCTTCTCTTGTTAACCAGTAATCTTAAAATCTATGAAATTGCAGAGCAGGTCGGCTTTGAGGACATGAATTATTTTTCTCAGCGCTTTAAGCAACTGGTAGGTGTTACCCCAAGTCAGTATAAAAAAGGAGGTCAGGCATGA